GTCTACAGCAGAAACAGATGCTAGTACCACCCCTTCGGCTGGCGCACGGCGCAGACGGTTCGGCAAGCGCGGCTTGCGTGTCGGTCTGGACGTATCAGTGGCTAACGTAGGCGGTTCTGGTAAAAGCGGATTGAATATTCCACAGAGCGATTAAGGAGAGCAAGATGAATTCGACATTTGCCTCCTTCGTTCAGCAGATGTTTGGAGTTCGCCCTATGCAGGGAACTTCCAAGCAAACCTCTAACTCATTCATGTCAGTACAGGCAAAGCCAGAAGGCGCACCTGATAATCAAGTAGCACTGAGTGAGGCGGAGAAAGAAAAGAAAAAGAAGGACAAAGAAGAGGCTAAAAAGAAGCGCAATCAGATGTTGAAACAGACTTCTGACTCTGGCCCTAAGATGCCAGCCCTCAATAATAAGGCGGTTGCCGCTGATTTAGGTACTCTCAAGATTGGCCTTAGTTTGAATAACGCTTCTGGAACTGGTCAACCCAACAAGAAAACGTCCACACCAAATGGACTTAATGTTCCAAGGTATTAGTGAGGATAACCGATGCATGACCTTCAAGTAAAATCAGTTGCTGGGCGGTATTCTTCATTGGAATCCCACAGGCATTCTTTCCTTGAAAGAGCAAGGGACGCATCGGCACTTACTATTCCTACGTTGGTTCCCCCTGAGGGGCATTCTGGGTCAACTAATTATTTGACTCCATATCAATCGGTAGGTGCGCGAGGGGTGAACAACCTAGCTAGTAAGCTGTTGATGACCCTCTTGCCCCCGAATAGCCCCTTCTTTCGTCTAACTATTGATGACTTCGATATTGAGAAGATTGCTGGCAAGGATGCACGGGGTGCTGTTGAAGAAGCCTTGGCTCGTATAGAAAGAGCCTCTCAGTCAGAAATTGAAACATCGGCTGTTCGTGTTCCAACGCATGAAGCACTGAAACAGCTAATTGTAGGTGGTAACGCCCTAGTCTACTTACCTAAAGAAGGCGGTATGAAAGTCTACAGGCTTGACCGCTATGTGGTGAAACGGGATACCATGGGCAACGTAATGGAAATCATTACGAAAGAGTCTGTGTCCCCTATGATGCTACCTGAGGAAGCCAGAGAATTACTGGCTACGTCAGAAAACTATGAGCAGACTGATACTCATAACAAGTCGCTCGACTTATTTACTTATGTGTGCCGTAAAGAAAAGCACTGGGAAGTAATCCAAGAAGTCAAAGGAATACTCATCCCATCCTCACGAGGAACATACCCATTAGACAAGAATCCATTTATACCTCTGCGTTTCACCAGAATTGACGGTGAAGATTACGGGCGCGGATATGTAGAAGAGTATATCGGTGACCTTCGTTCCCTTGAGGCCCTCACACGGGCCATCGTTGAGGGCGCGGCGGCTTCATCCAAAGTTCTGTTCTTGGTGCGGCCTAACGGCACAACCAAGCAGAGCATCCTAGCTAAAGCACCGAATGGTGCAATCGTACAGGGTGATGCTAGTGATGTGACTACTCTTCAGGTTCAGAAGTACAACGACTTCAGGGTTGCACAGGAAACTGGTGCAAGAATTACTGAGCGGCTGTCTTTTGCTTTCCTACTCAACAGTGCGGTTCAACGCCAAGCAGAGCGGGTTACGGCAGAAGAGATTAGGTTTGCCGCACAGGAACTAGAGGCCGCCCTTGGTGGTGTTTACTCTATCCTGAGTCAAGAATTCCAATACCCAATGGTTAAGCTGTTGCTTGCTCGTCTTGAAGCTAAAGGCAAAATGCCAAAGATGCCAAAAGACTCAATCAAGCCCCAGATTACCACTGGCTTGGAAGCGTTGGGCCGCGGTCAGGATTTGAACCGCTTGGCTCAGTTCTTAACCTACCTTCAGCCTCTTGGTCCTCAGATTATTGCTGAGAACCTAAATGTTGAAGACTATATCGACAGGCTAGGAGCATCCCTTGGAATCGACACTGGCGGCTTAATTAAGACGCAAGAACAGAAGATGATGGAGATGCAAGCCGCACAACAGGCACAGCAACAGGCGATGGGCCAACAGACCATGATGAAGATGGCCGAGAAAGCGGCCCCTCAGATAATTGAGGGAATGCAAGAGATGGACCCAGCGCAGATGGCGGCCATGGGTGGTGGAATGCCCCCTGAAGGCGCACAGCCCCAAGGTGGTCAACCTCCCGTACAACAATAACCGTATGAGACAGCGAGATGGTTGAAACAGTAAATACTTATCAAGAACCCAAGCCAGAAGATGCACAATATGTACAGCAAATGGTACAGAAAGCAGATGGCTTGGGTAATACTCAGGAAGAGCGGCCATCGTGGTTGCCTGAGAAATTTAAGTCGCCAGAAGACATGGCGGCGGCATATGCCAATTTAGAGCGTCAGTATCACAGTCGAGATAATGATGTTGACAACATGGAAACAGGAGAAGTTCAAGAGTACCTTTCAGAGAATGGTATTGACTTTAACTCTATGTCTGACCAGTTCTGGCGTGATGGTGGCCTATCGGACTCCAACTATGACCAGCTAGAGAAGATTGGTATCCCTGCCGAAATAGTTGACCAGTTTATTGATGGTCAGCTTGCGTTGGTAGAAGGAACTCGTCAACAGGCTTTTGCTACTGTTGGCGGCGAGGAAAATTACAACAACATGATGGGCTGGGCGGCTGAAAATTTATCAGAGCGTGAACAGACCACATTTAATAACGCGATTGACAGCGGCGACATGGGACAAGCCATGTTTGCAATCCAAGGGTTAGCGGCTCGTTACCGTAACGAAACTGGCTTTGAACCACGGCTTGTTCGTGGAGAAAATACAGATGCTTCCGTGGGGACTTTCCAGAGTTTGCAGGAAATTACTTCTGCAATGTCTGACCCAAGGTACGAGAAAGACCCTGCATACCGTGACGCGGTGGCCCGTAAGCTACAGCGTTCTTCGGTACTTTAATCGCTGTCTCCTTCTATTTGGGCGGGGGGCTTCGGCTCCCCGTTCCTTTTAAGCACATCTATAATTAACCACGGTTAACTGGGTGTTCTTAAAAGGGACTTGCTCCCTACTTACACAAGGTCGTAATAACAAACGAATAACCCTGACCCCTTGCGAGGGATAATCTGTTGGTGAAAGGGCGTGAAAAAGGCTGAGTGGATTTTTTAACATCAACCTACTTATGAGGAGAATTAGATATGGCCATGCAAGGCGCATCTAATCCAGCCTATGACGTATCGCGTCTAGGCCAGACGAACCTCACTGGTGATGTGCGTGATTTGTTCATGAAGCTTTATGCTGGGGAAGTTCTCACTAGCTTTGAAGCCAAGAACATCATGATGCCACTTGTTCGCACTCGCACAATCACTAAAGGCAAGTCTGCATCTTTCCCGATGCTGGGCCGTACCACGGCTGAGTATCACACCCCCGGAAACGAAATCACTGGCGGCAAAATCCGCGCGTCAGAGCGTATCGTTACCATTGATGACCTGTTGATTTCTGCACAGTTTATTGCAAACATTGATGAGGCCATTAACCACTACGATGTCCGTAGCACTTATTCTAAGGAAGCTGGTATTGCTCTGGCTACCGAAGCCGATAAGAACATTCTTCGGACTGCAATCAAGGCCGCGCTGGCTACCAACGCTGTTCGCGCCGCCGCTCTTGTTCAGGACTACAAGGACTTCTCTGAAGAAGACTTCACTGATAACGTCACTGTCGGCACAGTCGCTGGCGATGTAACTGACCCAGCCAAGCTGGCGAAGGCTATCTTTGATGCGAAGAAAGAGTTCGACAAGAAGAACGTAAACTATGACAGCGGTGCTGTTGTTGTTCTTCCGCCTGACCAGTATTACGCCCTGCTTGATGTCACCGATGGCAATAAGCTGGTTTACATGAACCGCGACTTCGGCGGGAATGGCTCGATTGCCTCAGGCACTGTGCCGTCTATCGCTGGTATGCCTGTTCTCATGTCTAACCACCTTGTGCCTTCTGACTTGATTGAAACTGGCACGACTGGCAAGGGTCAGTCTAAGGGTAACCGTCCTCTGGCGAACACCGCTGGCTCTGGCCGTACCACTGCGTATGACATCACCGCCGCTACTGTTGATGGTGTTAACCTCGTGGATATCGCGGCGAAGGTTCGTGGTCTGATTATGACTCGTGATGCTGTTGCTACCGTCAAGCTGATGGACCTCGGCGTTGAGTCTGAATATCAGATTAACCGTCAAGGCACGTTGATGGTGGCAAAATACGCGATGGGGCATAACGTATTGCGCCCTGCCGCGGCGATTGCGCTTCTGTCTGCTTGATGAGTTAACCACGGTTAACTGAAAGCTAATCTAGGGGGTTCCCTTTTGGGAACTCCCTTTTTTTCGTTTTGAGGAAAATATGAGCAACTATGCGCGGAAACACGAGGTTCTTACTCGTAAAGCCCCTCCCCCAAAAGAAGACAGTAGACAGGCCATGAAAAAGGCAGATGAAGCCGCGATGATGAAGGCCAAAAAAGAGAACGAACAAGAGAACGAAAAGAGTGTTCGTGGTCGTTCTAAGGCGATGGTTCGCGGTGCTAGGAAGCACTTAAAAAAAGAGAATTAAATATGGATGAGAAGAACAATGTCCAAGACACCAGCGTGGCAACGAAAAAAGGGTCAGAACCCGTCTGGTGGGTTGAATTCGGCTGGGAGAGCCAGCTACAACCGCTCAACTGGTGGAAACTTAAAACCACCAGTGAAGAAGGCGGCGAACACCCCAGAACAGAAGAAAAGGAAAGGGTCTTTCCTAGTCCGAATGGGTTCAGCTTCTGGACCGCTCTACAAGAATGGCAAAAAGACCCGCTTAAAGCTCTCTTTGGAGGCGTGGGGTCACTCAGGTGATAAAGCCTCGGCTGTGGCTAAAGGCCGCCGCTTGCTTGAGCAATACAAAAACCTAAAGATTAAGAGGAAAGCGTAATGGCACTCACAGCAACTACCAAACTTGAAGCTGTTAATACGATGCTCTCCGCTATCGGTGAAGCACCTGTTAACTCTTTGAATTCAGGATTGGTGGATGCGGAGACTGCTGAGAAAATTCTCGACTCTGTTAGCCGTGAGGTTCAGTCTCAGGGTTGGTCCTTTAATACCGACTACGAGCGTTCCTTCACTCCTGATGGAAACCGCCAGTTCCAAGTACCCTCAAACATACTGAGAATTGAGATGGGGCAGAATAAGACTGCAAATCTCAACGTGGTACAGCGTGGAACTAAACTCTACAATAGAGCAACCAACTCTTTTTATTTTGACCCGTCAATAACTGGCATCTTAATGAATTGCGTGGTTCTCCTAGACTTTGAAGAGATACCTGAAGCCGCTAGGCGGTATATCACTATTCGGTCTGCTCGGATTTTCCAAGACCGCGTGGTTAGCTCCAATGAGCTTCATACTTTTCAACAGCGGGATGAATTGGTGGCTCTTGTTGAACTGAAGGACGCAGATAGTCAGGTTGATGATAACAACATCTTCGATAACTACTCTGTATATTCAGTCATTGATAGAACAGGTGGGAGAGTAATCTAAATGTCTCTAGTTTCCGCTTCTATACCAAACCTTATTAACGGGGTATCACAACAGCCCCCTTCTCTTCGCCTAAAAACACAGGCCGAAGAACAAATTAACGGCTTATCGACTGTTGTAGAAGGACTGAGGAAACGCCCTTGCTCCGAACATATCGCTGTACTGCAAAACGTCCCAGCGAATGTTGGCTCGGCTTTTATTCACACAATTAGGCGTGATGATGACGAGTTCTATACGCTTATAATTACCGCTGGGTCACTCAAGGTATATGATAAGTATGGAAACGAGCGTCAGGTTAATTCAACCCCAGCCACAGCAGTTAACTATCTCAGCGGCCTAACAGACCCCTCAACAGAACTTAGCGCAACAACGATTGCTGACTATACGTTTATTGTTAATAAGGCTGTTACAACCGCAAGTGACTCAACCCAGCTAACTCCTACTCGCCCTTCGGAAGGGATGTTCTACATCAAGCAGGGTGACTACTCCACAGACTTCAAAATCCGCGTCACCTACAACGGGCTGGTCTATAGTTCAACTAAGACTACACAGGATAGCTCCGCGGCGGCAAACCAAGCGGATGTGAAAACAAACAAAATTGCTACTGACCTACACACTGGTCTTAGCCTACCCGCTGGCTTTACTACAGAGCTACTGGATAACGTAATCTACATCAAAAGAGATGATGGGGCCGACTTTTCGATTGAAGCTTCCGACTCTCGTGGTGATACTTTTATCTTTGCCTTTAAGGGGCAGACCGATGACTTCAAAAAGCTCCCATCAAACGCAAAGCTAGGGTTCCTCATTGAGGTTATTGGAGACAACCAGCGCGGTCAGGATGACTACTATGTGCAGTATCAGGACCCCAATGGTAATGGTACTCCCGTGTGGAAAGAGGTAGCGGCTCCTGATATTGAGTTTACGTTTGATGCTACCACCATGCCTCACCAGTTAATCCGAGAGGCTGACGGTAGTTTTACTTTTAAGCCAGCCGA